TCTGCTGGTATCGTAATGGAAGCTTCGGTAGGAAGTAGCGTTTCTGCTACTGGTTCTACTGTCGTTGCGATAATCGAAAGAGCATTTGTTTCTGTTTCTGCTTCCAGCGCGGCTTCTATCGCGGCGGCTATTGATAGAGAAGCGCCTATAGCGGCAGGTATTTCTGCGGCGGCTACATGGGCATCAGCTATTGTTAAAGAACGTCCGATAGCTAGTGGACTATCTTCAGCAGGTACTATAAGCCCGACTATTCTTGTGAAGTATAAAAAGCCAGCAGTATCTATTTCGACTTCGACTTACCATGATGTTACGATTGTAATAACGAATTATCACGATGTTACTTTAGAAGTAAGCACTACTTAGGAGTTTTAATGGCAATATATGATAAAGGAGATCAAGTACGGGTAACGGCTACTTTTACAAGCGATGGAACAAATACTGATCCTACAGATAATGCTGATGATGTAACTGTTACTTGGCGTAAACCGTCAGGTGGTACAGATGCAACACCAACAGCTACTAGAAGTGCGACAGGTATTTATTATGTCGATTTGACTCTTGAAGAAGTTGGTATTCATTCAGTTCGTTTCCAAGGCACAGAAGGAGTTATAGCTTCTGAAGTCGTTGAATTAGAAGTTGGGGCTTCAGTATTTGATTAATACGTATGGAAAAAATTAATCCTCATAATGTAGTTCAAAATGTTAGTAAAGAACGCGGTCAGAAGAATCGGGAGATTTTTTTAGAAGCATTAGCTGAACACGGGACTATAAGCAAAGCATGTTCTATTGCAGGTGTTACCCGTTCTGCATACGATAAATGGCGGCAACGTATTCCAGATTTTGCTGAACGTGCAGACTCGGCTAGACAATCGGCGCATACAAGTGAAAAAGTTTCACACGATGGGAACTTTCAAAGTTTTCGTGAAGAATACTTTGGTCACATGTCTCCTTGGTTTCATTTAAAAGCTATAGAAGCATACGAAAATACACCACCCGGAAATATTACACTTATCTTATGGCCACCTGAACACGGCAAAACAACTCTCGCTGAGGATTACTTTTGTTACAAACTTGCAACAAACCCTGAGTTTCGTATCACAGTAGGTTCAGAAGGACAGGATATGGCTAGAAAAATTCTTGGTCGTATCCGTAGTCGTATGGAACCACATGGCCCTTTTCCTCGGTACGTAGCTAAATATGGACCATTTGTTCCACAAAATGCATCTGGTCGTAAAACTGCTCAAGCGTGGGGTGCCGATTATTTTAATGTATTTAAAAAACAAACACACGATGAGCGTGATTATTCGATGGTTTCTTTAGGCTGGCGATCAAAGATCGCTGGTACACGTACCGACCATCTACACATTGACGATATCCAATCGCGTGTGTCGTTAAATTTGACAGAACAAATGTTTGAGATCTTCAGGCAAGACTGGCTTACCCGTCCGGGTGAAAATGGGCGAACAAGTATTAACGGTACTCGTGTGGGTGAAGACGATTTTTACCAGCGAGTAATGGAACAAATAGATGAAGATATTTTACGTGTAATTAGGTTTCCTGCGATTATTGCAAATGAAAAGGGAGAACCTGAACCTTTATGGCCTGAGATGTTTCCTATGGAAGCATTAGATAGGATTCGTCGCAAAGTTGGTGAAGAAGCATGGTCGCGTAACTATATGCAAGAACCTTCTAGTTCTTTAGAAGCTACTTTCACGGAAGAGTCTATACAAAAATGTTTGAATCCTTTGCGTTCTACTTTGCATAATCCACCTGATAATTCTACTGTTTATATTGGTTTAGATCCTGCGCTTGGTTCTAATAATTGTGTTATTGCGGCTACACCACATGAAGGAAAATTAAAGATTCTTTTTGTTCGAGAAGATGTCGGACTTACACGTAATGAGCAGATACTTGGAATTGTAGAAGATGCAATTTTAAGATGTATGAAAAATGGAAGCACAGTTTCAGATGTAGTTATAGAAGCGATGGTGTTTCAAAAAGGATTATCGCGTGATGAACGTCTTATAGAGATGACTGAACGATACGGTTTCCGTGTAAGAGAACATTTAACTGGTGTTAATAAATATGACGAAACTATAGGTGTTCCTTCTATGGCATTATCATTTATGCGTGAAGAAATAGAAATCCCATATGCAGATGATCCTGCTACTAGGCATCAAGCAGATCAGTTAATTCGTCAGCTAAAATCATGGCGACCATTAAAACGTGGTACGCAACTTAGACAGGATCAAGTTATGGCTCTTTGGTTTATATGGATTTTATGGAGACAAAGAAAACAATCATTTAGCCTTGACTCTTCACAATTCTCGTTTAAGGCACTACCTTGGAGTAGAACTAAAAAACCGACGAAGGTGCTTTGATGGCGTATACGTTTGATGAAATAGTTGGCATTATACGCCAACGAGAAAATGCACAGACTCCTGTGCTTAAAAAAATGATCGAAGTTAAAGATCGTTATAACGGTGATTATGTAATTCCTTTGCCGACCTTAGACGAAGAGCCGATACTACCGCCACTAACTCCTTCATTAATTTCAGAAAATATTGATGCGATTGCTCAAAGAGCTGCGTCTGTATCTCCTTTTATTGGATGCCCTGCTTTAGACGGGTTTAAAGAAAGAGGAGTTCGGTCACGCGAATATGGTGATATTAGACGAAGAGCGTTAAAAGCTACGTGGGCAGATCAAAACATGAAATTAAAACTGCGTAGGGCTTATCGGCATCTTGCAGGATATGCGACTACTTGTCTGGTAGTTACACCAGATTTTCAAAAAGGCGCACCAAAGATTGAAGTTCGTGACCCGTTAGGTGTATACCCTGAACCTAAAGCATACGAAGATTATTCGTTGCCAAGAAACTGTGGATTCATTTACGGTAAATCAGGTGACTGGCTACGCGCACATTACCCTACCGCTAGGCAAGAGAATGGCGGACCAATAGGTAGCGACGAGATCGCTGTTCAAGAATTATGGGATGTCTGCGAATGGATAGACGAAGAACATATTGTTATCGGAATAATGGGGCAAAGATACCAGCAAGTTAATAGATATCAACAACCTGCCCATAGTGCGTCGATGGAACTATCACGCGCACCTAATAAAGCAGGAATGCCATGCGTAATTATTCCGGGTCGTGTTTCTTTAGACAAGATCGCGTCATCGGTTTCTAACGTAGTTGGCATGGTTGATTTAATGGCTAAATTGATGGCTCTTGAAATTATCGCTCAAGAAAAAGCTATCTTCCCAGATCGTTACATTATTGGTCGTTCGGGACAAGTACCTATGATTGTTGGTGGCGAATGGAAAGATGGTCGTGAAGGTGAAGTGAATGTTCTTCTAGATGCAGAATCTATAGGTGAACTTCGATCGTCACCGGATCAGACTACAAACATTGCTATTGATCGTTTAGAAAGAAACGCAAGAGTTTCAACTGGTACTGTCCCACAAATAGGAGGTGAGTCATATGGCGCTCTTCGGACTGGTCGGGGCATTGACGCTCTTATGGGTGCTTCTTTGGATCCGCGCGTCCAAGAAGTACAAGAAATTATGGAAACGCATCTTCGATATCTGAATGAATCAATCTTTGCTTGTTACGAAGGATATTGGGGTAATAAACAATATTCGATGTACACAGGACAAAGTGGAGATACAAGTCACGTTGAGTTCACACCGAACATTCATTTTGAATCTAGACAAAACACCGTATCTTATTCAGTTCCGGGTGCAGACACACAAGGAACTACTATCCAACTTGGACAGTTGCTTGGCATGAAAGGAATAAGTTTACATACGTTCCGTAGTAAACATCCATTCATTGACGATCCTGAAGCTGAGGGTAGACGCATAGATGAAGAAGCATTAGAAGAAGCTGTTATGGCTTCTTTAAGTCAGCAGGCTTTAGCTGGTGCTTTACCTGTTGTGTACCTTGCTAAAGTAGAAAAGCATCGCAAAAAAGGATTAGATATTTTTGGTGCTATCGAAGAAGCAGACCAAGAGATACGTGAAGAACAAGCGGCGGCGGCTCCCCCACCAGCAGAAGGACAAGTAATAGCTCCTGAACAAGCGATGGGTCTAGCTGGAGGACCGGAAACTGTAGCCGCGCAAGGAGCGCCAGCAGGTCAACGACCTCCTCCTCCTGAGCAGATGCAACAAATGGCTAGAGCATTGAGAGGCTAGAATGCCTAGAAACTATAAACAAGTACCGCCACCAATTTCCGATTCTGGTATTAATGAACTTGGGTTTGGTGGTGTGCAAGCCGCAGAACAAGCAGAAGCTTCTTTGGCTTCTAATGCACAAATGGATACTGCTACAACTGGCGGTAATGTCACTATGGCTCCGCAACAGGGAGATGTTGATTCTGTTGTAGCACAGTTACAAAATTTTACTCCGCAGTCTCAAGGTATGATAGCGGATGATGATAGACCAGATTTGCCTTTAACAGATGGGTTGCCTATAGGTGCAGGTGCAAGCCCTGCATCACAGTTAATTCATAAACCACATATCATTGATCGTGTTGTGCAAATTACAGGTAACTCTCATTTGAGAAGAGTTGCTAATAGAATGAAAATTCAGAGATGAGTGATAGTAGTTTTCAAATAAATATAGACACATTTGATCCGAGTGATCTTGGATCAGTTGGTACAGGTGGTACTCGTGTTTTTAGCTCATCTTCATCTATTCAAACTATTGAAAATCAATTACAAGTAGATCGCCGTTGGAACGCGGCGATGAGTATTGGAAATTTTTCTAGACTTACTGAAACTAATCCTGATATGGGGCAACTCATATTTGATTACGCAAATGATTTTTCTTTAAGCAACGAAGAGTTTTTTAATCAAATTTTAGACTTGCATCAAATAAATGGTATGTCTCAATATGTTGAAGATTTTCAAGATGTTGATAATTCTAATATAGAAAAAATGAGATGGTCGTCTTTACCGCAAATACTTAAAGACGCGATGATAACTTCTGGTTACAAAACTAGAGATTACCGTGATTTAGAATCAGGTTCAGGCAAAAGTTTTATGGAGAAACTTTTTGGTTTAGATTTTATTCCTGACAGGTGGAGAGAAAATCGGTTTGTTGATGACGTTGCGGCAGGGGTTGGTGCGATAGGAACTCAAGCAGGCCGTCCGATTCGTTGGTCAGGAAGATTCTTATGGGATGATGTTCTTGGTGGCAGTATGGAAAATACTGGTCAAGGTTTAAGAGCCGGATTGATAGCTCAAGATGATACAAAAATTTGGGATCCTACATGGATGAACCCTGCTAAATATTGGGGTGATGGAGGGTTTTTAGACAGAGCGCAACATGCAGAAACTACATGGTCTGCTGAAGAAATCGACAAAATAAACGACACTTTTGAAGATGACACACAACGATGGTTAGCAAGAGAAACTTTAGGATACGGGGATACAACAGGACGTATAGCTGAACTTGTTGATGCAGAATTTAAAGACGCAGGAATCGAAACTCAAGGTCAAGGATACGAACATATCCCTGAATGGGGCGAACGATTCTTTGAACTGTACCAACTTAATAACACTGAAAAATGGTCTGATCTTTATTTTGATATAGGTGCAGGGGCATACGGAGGTTTAGCACCGGGATCTGTAGAAAGTCTTCTTTTAAAAGATTGGAACGATACTTACGGTTACGGCTTTTTAAATATGAAACCGGGAAGTGCGCCTGCACAAATATACTCAGGTACTTTAGGTATGACTTACAGGATCTTTTTTGATCCTATAAATATTGCTTTTATGGGTACCAGTTCTATGGGTCAAGCTAGTGTTATCGCTAGTAAAGCCATGTTGAATCAGACGGATGATATGGTCAAGCTGATTCGTTTATCTAATGCTGTTGATGAGACTGGAAGTTCTTTAAGACTTGGACAAAGATACACAACTAAAAGTTTTGCTCCTGACCAATTAGCTAAGAAAAAGCTAATAGGAATATCAGAAGGGTTAGGTTTAGAAGTTGGAGAAACAGTAAAGATAAAAGATCTTGTACGTGCAGTACGGAAACAAGCTGAACAAGTTCAATATGGTGAAGCTATTACTGCCGCTGGTCGGATGGGTGGCAGAGCCACAACCGCACAGGTTGCTACTGCATTAAAATACGGCAGGTTGAGTTACTTAGTAACACCTCAAAGTATTCGTGATGTTTTGTTTTTGCGTAAAATTAAGCAAATAAGTAGCACTTTGGATTGGACAGCTAGAAATGTCAGTAATGCTTTTTATCTTAATAGAGCTATAGAAACTTACGAACGAGCAACTGGGTCTGGCGCATTGGTAGCGAGACGAGAAGTTTTAAAAGCGCTTGAATTAAAGTATGGCGAAAAAATAGCTAAAGAATATGATATGGCTCACAGAGTTCTTCAGAATACAAATCCGGGTATTAGAAGACTTTTACAACCAATGCAAAAGTGGCATGAGGAGCAAATAACAGCAGGGTTAGAAGGTTTCGAGGGTATTGATTCGATGCTTAATTTCTTGCAACAAAACCTTGACGAAGTTTTAGCACACACAAATCAGATTTCTGTTAGAGGATTTAAATTCCCTACAGTT